GCCTGTAAAATTTCGTAGCTTACCAAATAATGTAGGCTTTGAGATACACGGAGAGAATCTCATTAGCAAGAAAGAAAAAGAACAAGGACAAATGCCTTTTTAGATGGATGACTTACAAGAAGATTACCAATATGTAAGGGGAGGTAGTAAAAGCATAGCATTGCTTTGGTTGAGACAAAAGAACTCCGACCTAATGCAGATAGCTAACGCACTAAAACCTCAAGACCTAAACAATGATTATGAGATGGATATATTCCTTGACCTTATGTCTATCTATGGTGCTATCAATAGTGCTATAGATATGGTTGAGGATGTACAACAAAAGGTCTGGGAGGCAGAAGCGAAGAACGCAGACTTGAAGCTCACCATAAGGCATCTATCCTCTAAGGTTACTGAATACGAAAAACGATTAGATAATTTAAACGAACACCTAAAATGATTGCAAACGAATTACACCTACAGGAAGAGTATGACAACTATGTCATCTTCAACAAGATCAACCCTAACCGAGAGCATAGAAATGTGATGGCAAGGTTTGCCTTTATGGTTGCAGCGAGAGACATCTACAACACCTTGCAGATAGCGAGAGTGATGAAGAAGAACCACGCTACGGTGATATGGGCTTGGAAGAACCACGATACTAACATCAAGTTTGACAAGCAATACCTTAGTTACTATAACCAGAGTTGTGATATTATTGATAAGATACGCAACGATGAAGAGCAGAGTGAGGAGATGTCTTTGCGTAAAGAGAATGCTAAATTGAGGGAAAGGTTAATAAATGTTAGGGAAGATTTGTTAAAAGCTCGTAAAGAGTTGTATATTAGGGAAGAAGAGATTAACCGCCTAAAAAAGTATGAACTTAGCGATTGACATAGCACCCTTATACGGATTATTACTTGGAGTAAACTACTGGAACTCCGAGTTAGATGAAGACTTTGAGAATCCCAAGTACCACTCTTTGCAGTTGTGCTTTGGGATTTTTGCTATTATAATTACTTGGGCTACTGAAAGAGAAGAGCAATGAACCTACTACACTTACTTGCTGAGTATCACAAGGAGTGGCTAAAGATGGCACACAAGTTTGGCGCAGGAGACTACGCTGAAGACATCGTGCAAGAGATGTACATACGCTTGAATAAGTACATAGACAAGCCAGAGCGTATAATGTACAAGAACCAACCCAACAAGCTCTTCATATGGGTTACCCTTCGGAATATGGTTCGCACCTTCCAAAACAAGAAAGACTTGATGGTATACACAGGTGATATGGTTGAGTACGATATTGCAGAGGAAGAGTACGACCTTATCCAAGCACAAGGCTTTGAAAAGATAATTGACAAGGTTTGGGATATTATGAAAGACCAACATTGGTACGACCATAAGATGTTTGAAATATACCATACCACCAATATGTCAATGAGAGATATAGAGAAGGAAACAGGCATAAGCCTCTTCTCCATTTTTGATACACTAAGAAAATCTAAAGAGTATGTCCACGAAAAAATCAAAGAAGACTACGAAGACTACCAGAACGGTGAAAGCGAAAGAATCTAAAGGTTTAGGTGATGATATTGAGAAAATCACTAAAGCTACAGGAATCAAGAAGGTAGTAGACACCTTTGCTGAACTCACAGGTATAGACTGTGGTTGTGATGCAAGGAAAGAAAAGCTCAACAAGTTGTTCCCTAAGAAGACTCAACCTCTATGCTTAGAGGAGAGTGAGTACAATTACCTGAAGGAGTTCTTTGCAGAGTTCAAGGGTAGGGAGTTAAGACCTCGTTACCACGAGCAACTATCAAGAATCCACTCAAGGATATTCCAACACAAGTTCTATATCCCTTGTACTTGTAACCCAAGAGAATGGAAGAGGCATATAGATGAGTTAAGAAAAATGTATGACCAATACGAAACTGAGTAAGTTACTATTAGCTTGGTTGACCTCTCAAGGTCATAAGGTTTTAGAATATGAAGAGAGTAAAGGTATTGCTACAAGATTCGGAAACGAGAAGTATCGCTTTGACATTAGTGGTTCTTTTGATGGTATTAGGGTTACTTACGATTCTGGGGTTTTCTACTTCTACGATGGTGAGCAGTTAATCAAAGAGACAAACCTTAATGAGTTCAGTTAGTAAAGGTAGGTGGGGTTATTCTCGTAAGGAAGGTACAAGGAGTGAAGACAAGTTTGTAGCTGCTTGTATACAACGAGGATATGAAACCAAGAAATCCTCAAGAGATGAAGACATCCATTTACATATAGACTACTATGTTACTCGTGGAAGTAGAAGTACCGTATCGGTAGATGTTAAAGGAGGCAATCACCCTAAAGTAATATGGGTAGAGTTTAAGAATGTTAGAGGCAATGATGGTTGGATGTATGGTAAAGCCGATTGGATTGCTTTTGAACTTCCAGAGGTATGTGGCTTTGTTATGGTACTTCGTGAAGAACTCGCCTCACTCGCTGAGAGTATTGTTGATCCTGTATTTGTAGATAAGAAAGATGCGGATAGGAAATACTACCAACGCAAGGATAGGTTAGATGTTATCAGCAGGTTGTGGTTAGATGATTTAAAGAGATGCCCATCTTATAATGTTCTACCTTATGCTAATGCATAAAAATAATTTTGTAAAGTGTTAGGAATTTTGTTTATATTAGCACAAATCAAAACACTATTATTATGTCAAAGAGTAAGTTCACTACTAAAGAGAACATCATCTACGGAGGTACTTGTTACCTATTAGTTACCCTTGCAGTATTCGCTATGGTAGCTTTCTATGAATTTGTTGAATCACTTTTTAATCTACCTGTATAATGGATGAGCAAAAGTTTTTAGAATGGTACTTTGGCGGGGATGAAGATGACCAAAGAGACATTATCAAACACTTAGGCGAGTGGGTTAAGGATAGTATTTTGCGTTATGGTAAATGTAAGATTACTACAGATGACCTAATTTCCCTATCAAAAGAAGTTTATTTGGATGAATTAAATAAAGATAAATAATGGATTATCTGGATAGAGAGTTAGCAAGTCACCAATACTATCAAGATGCTACTTGTGAGTGTTGTGGTGGTTGTCTTATTGAAGAGTATTACGATTGCTCTTGTGAGGATATAGAAGAAGATGACTATATTGAGAACCAAATAAATTACCAGAGATGATGACACATAGTCAAGCAATCCTACAAGCCCAAGTGGTTTTTGAAGAAGCGTTAAGCGACAAAGAGGCGATTGACCAACTCCTACACATAGATGCACAGATGTATCAAAACACAGGGAGTGAAACAAGCAAGGCAGAGATGCTATCTATACGCAGAGCATCTGCTTTCATTTATAGATTAATCAAGAGCATTGATCACGACAAAGGTCAACGCTTTATTCAAGGAATGGGGTTAACCCGATAAACAATTATACCTATGTCAAAGTTAATTACAATGCTCAACGGTGAGCAACACAAACAAGATTGGCTCGTAGAACAAGCAGCCAACGATGACTTCTACTACGGCTACTTAGGTAAGGTAGCATTCAGTAGTAGCAACATTAAGAAACTTCTGGACTCTCCAAGAACCTACTACAATCTTATGCAGTACGGTGAGGAGACAAATAGCCAAGCTCTCATAGATGGTAGGCTTATTCATATGATGGTGTTAGAACCTCATAAGATCAACGACCTCGTATTCGCTGATGTCACCACTAAGAACACTAAGAAGTGGAGAGAGATGAAAGCTGAGTATCCTGCCCATATGTTGTTTACCCAAAAGGAAAAGCAGAAAGCAGAGAAACTTACTGAGGCACTATTCAAGAACCATCAAGCAGTAGAACTATTAAGAGACTCTACCTTTGAGGTTGGTGCAGTAGATGATACTATAGAGGGATATCCCTTTAGAGCAAAGGCAGATATCCTAAAGAACGATGGTACTATCATTGACCTTAAAACAACAAGTGACTTGAGAAACTTTGTCTTCTCCGCAAGACATAAATATTCTTATGATGTTCAAGTGTACATCTATTGTAGACTATTCAATGTTGACTACACTAAGTTTAAGTTCTTGGTGATAGACAAGCTAAGTTGTGATGTAGGGGTGTACACGGTAAGTGAGGACTTCTACAATAAAGGTGAGGAGAAAGTATTGTATGCCCTTCAGCAGTATCACGAGTTCTTTGAGAACAGACCTCTGGAGGAGATACAAGAGATGGTTAATAACTATACAATTGTAGGAGAGTTATGATATTCAAAGTAATAAGGACAAAAGCCATTCAGTACATCTTTGATACTATTGAGGATGCTAGAGAATGTAGAGAGCGATTAATGGATATGGGGTATAAGAATATCTCTATCATTGTAGAACAGGAAGATGTTCCTTAAAACCAAAGAGAGATGAAAATATTATTTGATTTAAAATGCAAATACCCAAGTGTTGAATTTGCTACAAAAAGGAAAAGTATCATAATTAGATACTGGGGTGGATTAAGCTTTGATAAGGTTGTGATTTATGGTGCATAACCCCCAATAACATTTAACACCAAAGAGAGATGAAAACAACACCAATACAAGAGTTAATTGACCAAGCAATTCAACGCTCAAGAGAACTTTCCGAAGAAGGAAGATTACTTGAATCGTTGGCAGTTGATTATATTATTGACTTAGCAAAAGCACAATCAATGCTTGAGAAAGAGAAAGAGGTGATTATGGATGCTTATTGGGAGGGAGGTCAAGATATACCGATACACCCACATAGAGCAGAAGAATATTTTGATAAAACATTTAAAACCAAAGAGAGATGACTAAAGCAATAGCAATTTTCCTACTGCTAAAGGCAGTAAGCAACGGAATTAAACTTCCGCAAAGAGGTAGCAAAAGCAAGAACGACTTTATAGGTCATATGCTTGTTGAGGGTATAATGTTAATTATCCATATGTTTTTTGGTATATGGATGCTACTTAACCTTTAACACTAAAGAGAGATGAATGAGCAAGAAAAAGCCACAAAGATTCTATTTGCCTTGATGGTCTTTACGATCTGCACTTTAGCACTAAGCGTACTGGCTCTAATGTATGTGTATGTACACCCTACAATCAGTTTACAATGAGTTGCAACTGCAATAAGCCTATGACAATTATAGAACTATGCCTTAGAGATAGGGATCAAAACGGAATTGAAAATGATTAAATCATACCTTCGCAAGACACGACACATACGAGAAGTACAGAAGTACCTTGATATGTTAATGATAGATAACATCAACCTATCTATACAAGCAAGTAGATTCGGATGGACTCCAGAACTACAACACCAATTAACCAACTCAGCATTACTTATACGCAAGTACCAAAGAAGACTGAGACTAATTAAATTCTAATGAGTGATACAGGTAAGAGTGCTAATGTACTCATCAATCGTAACAACCTAAACAACATCTTTGAACTCCTCGTACAAATACATATGAGAGGACAACTATCAAGAGATGAACAAGCATTCGTAAAGAACTTCATAGAGTTACCTGAAGCACCTACACGAGAGAATAGACAAGCTCGTAGAGCCAACACTAAAACCATTAAGAAACTCTTTAGAGAAGAGGCTAAAAGAAAGCGTAATGAAGAAGATATGTAGTAAATGCAATTACCTTAAACCTCTTACTGATTTTCATACAAGGAAAGATAGTACGGATGGATACAGGAAGGAATGTAAAGAGTGCAAGAAGAAAGATATGGCAAGGCAGTATCAGTTTCGCAAAGAAACGACCCCAAGAAAGAAATCTACTAAAGACCCTTACTATACCGTTTACTATCTACCAGAACATCATTATATAGGTATGACTAATTACCTCACAAGAAGAATGAGAGAGCATAAAAAGAAAGGAAAGATTGTAGAAGGCTATGAAGTAGTTGGTAGATACAAGACTGCTATCCAAGCACACCTGTATGAAACTATGCTACACGCTATGGGATATGAGGGATTCACATATGGCAACGAACAATCAAGAACACAAGTTCGTAAGCAATCAACAATATTTGATGTAATAGGTTAACATACTAAAGTAGAATTGTATAGTATGCCGTTCAAAGCAGGACAAGAAAAGAAAGGTGGTAGAACAAAGGGTACACCCAACAAAACCACTAACAAGATTAGAGAAGCCTTTACAAAGCTCGTAGAGGATAACTTAGAGAATATGACCAATTGGTTAACTGAGGTTGCAGCAGACAACCCAGAGAAGGCTCTAACGATACTCAACCAAATGGCAGAGTACACCACTCCCAAACTTGCAAGGGTTGAGAACAAGATAGAAACCGATGAGGAGATTAACGAAGTCAAAATAGAGATTGTCAAGCGTAGCGATAAAAACGAGTGAGATATTTGAGAAGAACTATAATGCACCTACCAAGATTGTAGTTAATCAAGGAGGTACTCGTTCTGGTAAAACATACTCACTACTTCAACTCATCATTGTATTGGCTTTATCCGAGAAGGGTAAGGTCTTTACTATTGTGCGTA